CGGCACCGTGCACTGGCACCTGCTTTGCTTCATGCGCAAAAAAGACCGCAAATCCATCACCGCGCTGCTGCGTAAATTTGCCATCCGTGAGGACCGCGAGGAGCTGGGCAACAATACCGGCCCGCGATTTAAGTCTGAGCTGATCAATCCGCGCAAGGGTACGCCTACCAGCTACATCGCGAAGTACATCAGTAAGAACATCGACGGGCGTGGCCTGGCTAACGAAATCAGCAAAGAAACCGGCAGATCACTGCGGGACAATGCCGAACATGTCAATGCCTGGGCTTCGCTGCATCGCGTCCAGCAATTCCGCTTTTTCGGTATTCCAGGGCGTCAGGCATACCGCGAGCTGCGTTTGCTGGCAGGCCAGGCCGCGCGACAGCAGGCCGATAAAAAAGCCGGTGCGCCGGTACTTGATAACCCGCGTCTGGATGCCGTGCTGGCGGCAGCCGATGCCGGGTGTTTTGCCACCTACATCATGAAACAGGGCGGCGTACTGGTTCCGCGTAAACATCACCTGGTCCGCACGGCTTATGAACTCAATGACGAGCCATCAGCCTATGGCGATCATGGCATCCGTATTTATGGCATCTGGTCCCCGATTATTGAGGGCCGGATTTGCACGCATGCGATGAAGTGGAAAATGGTTCGTAAGGCCGTTGACGTTCAGGAGGCGCCAGCCGACCAGGGCGCTTGCGCCCCTTGGACTCGTGGCAATAACTGTCCCCCTGTGGAAAAAATGAACGAAAACGGGGCCGTAAGCGGACAGGATTTACCGGATATAGCGGGTATGGATGAGCGGGAGCTGCAGGAATATCTCCATAGCATGAGCAAAAAGGAGCTGAGGGAGCTAAACGCACGGCTTCGCATGGTTAAGCCTAAGCGCCGGAAAGGGTACAAGCAGGATGTGGATAATCAGCAGCGCCTGCAGCTGGAGTATGAACTTAAATCGAGAGGCTTTGATGGTTCGGAGGCGGAGATCAATCTGCTTCTGCGCGGTGGCAGTATTCCATCCGGTGCCGGTCTGCGTGTCTTTTACCGGAACCAAAGGCTGCAGGAAGATGATAAATGGCGCCAGTGGTACTGATGAAGGGGCGCATTTTTCGCCTTTTTTCTGCTACATCGGACACATCTGATTGAATGATAAAAAGTATTTTACAACTTAAAAAACGTATTATACTGTATGCATATACAGTGTTTGTTGTCCGTATGTAGGGATGTGGCATTACATATCCTGTAGTGAGGATCGGAGGGAAAATGCAGGACTATCTTTTGGAGTCGTTGAAGCTCCAGCGTATTGATTTTTTTATCAAGCTTGTAGCGGCTAGTGAGTGCAGCGATGAAGAGAAGCGGCTTGCTATCCAGTGGGTCTCAGAGCTGACTGATGAATTAATGGCGAAAATCCGTAGCCATGAGTACAGCCGGTCAATGGATGTTTCCAGTTAGGGGGATGATCTCCATGCGTGTCGAAATAATGATTGATAAAGAGCAGAAAATTAGCCAGGCGACACTGGAAGCACTCGAAACCGAGCTTTACCGCAACCTGACCCCCTTGTATCCCAAGACGGCGATCCGCATTCGCAAAGGAAGTGCCAACGGTATCGAGTTGACTGGCTTAAAACTTGATGAGGATAAGCAGCGGGTAATGGAAATTATGCAGCAGGTCTGGGAAGACGACAGCTGGCTGCATTAACAAAACCTAGCAGGTGATAAAACTGGTTTTTACCGCCTGCTAGGTTGAACAACGAGCAAGGCGAGGCGTTAGGCTATGGGGTCTAAAGACAGCAATTATCAGGTCGTTTATCGCTATGAGCCATTAATGAAGTATGTCCCGGGTGGCTGGGTGCTGTTTCAGCGGCCAAAATCCTGCGGCGGCGGGTTCTGGCTGGGTAAAACCTATGATGGTGTTTTTATGTTTGAACTTGATCGCCCCGTTCCTCTTAGTGAAGGGGTTAAGTACATCATCCTCTCATCTCGAGTGTCTGAAAACTTCATGGATTTTGACGATGATTTCAGGCTAACCTAAAAAAGAGAGTGCATGACTATGCCGCATGAATCTGCATGATCGTTTGAGGATCGTTTTAGCTCCGGCCCGCCAGTCATGGCGGGCTTTTTCATGTCTCATGCAGGTGCATGAAAACCACTACACAAAGCGGGCAGGCGTGGCGGGGATACGAGCGCGCGCAGTTGCTTTGAGCGGTGGCCCTTCACTTTGTCTTGAGTGATGCGTAACATTTTTGTAACCAATCGAAGAGCTTCTATCGTATAGATAGGAAAAAGTGTTTGTTTGTTAGTCACTGCTTGATTACACTCGTCTACTCTTGAAGTAACGATAGGTATTAGCCAGCACTTTAGGGTAATCAAACAACCTGTAAAGAGAGGATGATTGTGCAGGTAGTTCATATAGGGTTTCATAACTGCCTTAATCGTGGTAGTTATGAGACGATACGGCAAAGCGTACCTTTTTTAAGCCGTTCAGGCCCTAAACAATGGTTAACTCAAGGTTACTATTTTTGGACTGATGATCCCTACTGGGCCCATCAGTGGAACGAAGGCCGTGATACGGTCATTAGTGAATTTTCTATCACCTTTGATTCAAAAGATGAATTGCTCGATTTGGTTGGAAATGCTCGAGATATCAGGCAATTCGAGGCTATGCGGAAGCAAGTTGCTGGTAGCTTGACTCGAATGAGCGCATTGCATATCACAGTGAATCAAGTCATTAGTTTTTTTAGGGAACTCGAGCAAACTGATGATTTTAAAGGTGTATTTCCGTATGCCGCCGTTAAGGCACAAGATAGTACAAAAGCGTCTAATCTTATAAGACTTAACTTTGTAGATGAACGTCCGGAACAGATGGTTTCATTTACTCGTCAGCAGATGTGTGTTTACGAACATGCTCGAGACAAGATAGCGTTTAGAAGGTTTATCTTTCCAGAAGATTTCTGTGAGAAGGGTTAAGGAGGGAAAATGCTTTCCTTTGAACAAAGAATGGCCTTACTTAACAAGGCATTGCAACAGTATAATCCTGAGTCGCTTTATGAAAAATTAAGCTCATATCCGGCTTATGGACCAACAATCGTAAGCTATGAGCTTCCAAGCTCCGAAGGGTTCATTACATTGAGACCGCGCGTGATCAATCATGCTACGGAACGTTCAGTGGATTTTTTTTCAGATGATACTGAATTGGATTTAGCGGCCTGACGATGAAGCTAAGGTTAAGGGATAATACTGTTAATCGACTGTTGTTAGTCGATGCTGAGGGGCGCAAAATCGAATCTGGTTTTGCGCTTCGATTCAAACCCATTTTTGATGAAAATCCGCGAGAATTTTCGGTACTGTTTGATTTTTATTACATAACTGAGAACGATCGGGCATTACGAATCGAGTTTCAAAGTGTTTTTGAAACTGATAAAGACATAGACGATTCTTTCAAAGAATCGAAATTTCCAGTTGTCAATGCACCTGCGATATCGTTCCCGTTTCTACGTTCGTTTGTTGCCAATTTTTTGATGACGAGTGGGTATACACCGATTCTGCTTCCTAGCTTTAACTTTACAACTTTTGAACAAGATATCGGTGAGTTTCCCAATTGATAAAAGGGCTATGTTTGGCCCTTTCTCATATAGATGATTTAACTGCCCTCAAACCCCAGAGTATAAGGCTCGAAGCGGATCACCTCTTCGCCAAGCCAGTCGTTAAGTTCCTTCAGTCTCTTCTGTAGCGGTATCAGCTCGTTGCGGACAAAGACACGGCTGGCCTTTTCCACATCACCAAAACCGCCGGTATTGTTGGGAATAATGCCCATCATTTGCGGAGGTACACGGTGTGCTGCCATCATGTCATCGCGGCTCACGTTTTTGATGTTTAAAAACTCATCTTTCGCCGCGACCTCCGACAGCGGGATGATCTGGATGCCGTCTTTTTTCCCGTTGGGAGAGTACATAAACAGGTTACGGAAGTTGCCCGGGCCTTTGGCACTTTTCATTGCATGGCGGATGTTGTTCACGTCCTCCTGGTTCTGCGCTGCGTCGGTCATGTACATGATGAAACCCGCATGGCTGCCGTTGAGATAATACTTCCGGCGGAACAGGGTTGCGGATTCATTGAGCAGGGTTGACGGGATGGCAGAAAGATAGCCGGGCAGCCCGTAAATTTCCTGGTTAATGTCAGGCTCCAGCAGATGAAAAATGCTTCCCGGCGTAAATTCATAGGGCTGAGTGGTCATGCCGTATTGCACGAACCAGTATGTATCGAGATCAACTCCGCGCCGAGTGTATTTCGCCAGGGTCGGCTCCAGTGACAGCACGCCACCGAGCCGGTTAGTGCGCTTTTCCAGGTAGGCATTACCAAATACCAGATAATCCTGAACAAAACGGGTAAAAGCCTGCTGGCTAAGCAGGCGGTGCGGGATGTAGGTACTACTGAGAATGTCACGCTTAACGGCAATCGGTGAGCTGTGGTGCACGGCGGCACGATAGGTGCGGGATAGTCCGTCAAAGCTTACCGGCGGTTCGTACCAGCGATCCATCTGTACGCATTCCACATAATCCAGTAGTTCGCGGCGGTCCAGAACAGGGATCGGGTCGCCAAAGCTGAATGCCTCTGCCGCTGCGCTACCGCTGTGTTTAATGGTGTTATTTGCTGCAGCGTGAGCATTTTTATTTTTGCGTTTGCTCATGCCTGTAGCTCCTGCGCAGCCTGTGGCCACTCGCACATAAACAGCATTTGCCATTGTTCTGCTGAAAATTCTTTTTTCATGTCATTCAGCCATTCATCATTAAAAAGCGCCGCTCCCGATTCTGCGGCGTCGTCAGCAGTAAAAATCATGCTGCATGTGGCATTGCCGGCGATCAGTTTCTTGTGCTCTGCCCACGCCTTAGGGTTAGGGCTGGGCGTTGTGTAGAAGGTTCTGTGATAGCGAGAGTGCATTGATAGAGATTTAGCGAGCATGATCATGTCTTTGGGCGCATCTGCCCAGGCATATTCCGAGGCATAGACGTTTCCATGTAGTGCTGCGCAGAGGCTATCAGGGCCTACAAAATAGATATGTGCGCCGTTAGTAATTTTCAGGCAGAAATCACTCATGCTTGATACGTACTTTTGCAGTTTAGGTCCGGCCTGATTCAGCAGGGTGCTGATATAGGCATGGTTGGCGCATGCCTGTTTGTCGCTGCAACCCAGGAAAATCTGATTGCGTCCGGTTGCCAGGGCGTCAGACAGCGCTTCCAGTGAGAAAAACCAATCGGCGCCGCATTGGCGCATTTTTTCTAAGACACGGGTTCTGCATTTTCCCCCTAAATTCCAGCCAATTTGATAATCAAAAGGGGTGGCACCAGTTTTAAAGTAGGTTGATGAAAAATGATTGATGGGAGTAGGTTGCATCAGAAAATCTCCACAATGTTGCTGGTATTGGCGGCTTCGCCCTGCAGCGGTTCGTTGAACAATGCGTGCATCGTTGCCCAGGCCAGATCGGCGTGGCTGGCTTCTTCGCTGCGGCTGGCTTCATAGGTCGGACGGTTGCCGCTGGCGGTGGTGGCGCGGCGGATAGCCATAAATGACTGCGCAATGTCGGTATGCCCGGCGTCAAACTCCAGACGGCGGTGGCTGATAATGTCGTATGCCTTGAGCACCAGGGCGTTTTTGACGTTGGGGTTATAGACAAACTCCCGCACGGCAGGGAAAAAGCCTTTTACGTTTTCATAAACACCGTGACCGACGCCGGTGGAGTCAATGCCGATGTAGGTCACGTTATACTGCTGAGTCAGTTTGCGGATGGCCTCTGCCTGGGCGCGGAAATCCATGCCGCGCCACTGATGACGCTCAAGGATGCGGAACTTACCGCCGGGCACCGTCGGCGGGGCTATGACTACGCAGCCAGCGCTGTCACCGTTCTGGGTACCTTTCGCCGGGTCATAGCCGATCCAGACTTCGCGCCAGCCGAACGGACGCAGGGCCAGCGCCTGAAAGTCTTCCCAGACTTCCCAGCTGTCCACCATGCAGGCCTGCAGGTCAGCCAGTGGGAAAACGGAGGCGAGATCGTCGATGAACTCACACATCAGCAGGTTCTGGTACTCGTCGGGGCTGTACTCCAGGCGCAGCTGGTCGAGGTCGAACAGGTTGCAGCCACCGCGCACGGCGTCCTCCACCGTCACGATCTGTCTGAACTGACCGTCAGCGCAAAGCAGACCGGCAGCAAGGGCTGAGTGGGTCAGGTCGATATCAACGCGATCAGCTTTTGCCCGCCCGCGATTGAACAGGGCGCCGGACCAGAACGGGTAAGCACTGTGCGTCAGGCTGGAAGGCGTTGAGAAATAGGTCTGGCGCCATTTCTTGTGAAGCGCCATGCCGGAGGCGACTTTACGTAGCTCCTGAAATTTCGGGATCCAGAAATACTCATCAAGATACAGGTTGCCGTGGTAGCTCTGCGCGGTACGGGCGTTGGTCCCGAGAAAATACAGCGTGGCGCCGTTTGGCAGCACCATGGGATCGCCTTTTAATTCCACGTCGACTTCTTTGGCAAACTCGATGATGTACTGCTTAAAAACATGCGCCTGGGCTTTACTGGCTGACAGGAAAATCTGGTTTCGCCCTGTCATCAGGGCGTCCATCAGCGCTTCACGCGCGAAATAATACGTAGCGCCGATCTGGCGCGATTTAAGCACGTTGCGTATGCGGTGCTTAATTCCTGCTTCCCACCAGTGGCGCTGATATTCAAACATTCCGTTGCGGAAAATTTCTTCCAGCTTTTCGATCTGTTCGTCGCTGAACTGGTTTTTTTCAGGTTGTTTGCGGGGGCCGCGGTTGCGATTTTCCACGTTCGGGTTTAAATCGGCTTCGTTGCCGCCGTTGTTAAATTTCCCGATGCGGGCGTGGCGCTCGGACTGGCGCGCCAGCAGGTCGATTTCTTTAAAGTCTTTCCCTTCCTTGTGCTCCTTCATGATGAGCTGGCAATAGCGGGCGGCAGTGGTGAGCTGCAT